GCAAACTCGGTGTCGTAATCATCGCTTCCAAACCACCCTCCATCGGTCTTAATTTCGGCAAAAGACTGAACCATCACATCATTGATTAAATCTGTTATTTGCCCGCCAACGATGTTTATACCTTCGTCAACTATTTTTTGATCGCCGCCAAACACCGAGCTGCCAATATCAGATAGCAACCCACCTGTAAGGTTGTCTAAAAAACCAACCGCCTCGTTAAGAATGCCGCCAAAGACTTTGTTTATTGCCCCAGTAACGTTTTCCAAAAACCCACCAAGCGCTGTAGCGCCCCCAAACGAGCCGGACATTACACCGCCCAGAGCTACTGACGTCCCTTGCAGCGCCTGTTCTTCTTGAGTAAACCGGTTCTGTGTCTGAAAGTCCACATCACCCTGAGCACGAGCAATCATTGCCGACGCGCCTAAAATCCCAGCGTTCACGCTCTTTAATGCCTGAAGCATCCCAGTGTTTATGTTGACCAGCTCTTCGTTAGTGCTGGCCGTTATCTCTGTAGCTTTTGCGATGCTGTCTGATTTCGCATCAATAGAGCCTAAAACCGTCCCGGCACCTTGCGCATCTTGGCGGTCAGCGGTGGGGTCATAATCGCTTCCGCTTAAAAACTCACTCAGCTCGGACACCGCCAACTGCACCAGTCCGCCCACAACCGCACCGGCGATAGGCCCGGCAAACGCTGCGCTGATTTGAGAGATGGCCGCGCTGTCTTTGGTCAGACCCTCCGACAAGCTATCAGATACAGACTTGCTTACCACGGCGCTCATAGAAGCCGCAAAGGCGTTGCCGATACCCTCGCCCAAGCTATCCCAATCACCGGATGCTATGGCGTCTTGTAGGCTTCTGGCTACGTCTTGGGCTACGCCTTCCCATGGGTTTTTAAATGCTTCTGCTGCTTTTTTACCAGCCTTTTCGGTGTCCTTAACAAAACGCTCAAGCATTCTTAAATATTCTTGATTTCCCGTTTCATTGAACAGCCTTGTCAGTAACTGAGCCTTATCTGCAAAATCCTGAACTGCCTTGGTCGTATCGCCGTACTGATCCCGCAGGTTTTGCAACATCTGATCTTCTTCGCGCTGTGCATCAATGCCCTGCCTGATAGCTTTCTCAAGCGCTACCATCTCCACGGCTTGCTCAGCCGTAAGTCCCTTAGCCTCAAGCATCAATTCCCGCTTTGTTTCCATGACCACTATTTCGGCAAGCGTGGCGGATATTCCAGCCTCAACTAAGCCGTTTTGGATGCGTAGGTATTCTAGCTCTAGCTGTAGCGCGGCGGTTACTTTGGCTGCGGCACTTGCGGCTGCCTCGGCTGTGGCTGCGAGAGATGCTGCGGCGCTGGCCGAGCTTTCGGCAGCGGTTGTTGCAAGCTGTTTGGCGCGTTCGTCTAGTTTTTTTAGCTGCTCATCCATGACGCCGCCAAGCTTGGTAAGGACGGCAACCTCTGTTTGAGCTTGGCGCACCTGAGCAGTAGCGGCCCCGGGCCTGCCTTGGTTGCCAATATTTTGCGACTTCTGCTTTTCTTGCAGTCTATCTAGCTCTGCACCGGCTTCGGCAATAGCGATTGTGTTCTCGCGCATCTGCTGGGCAAGCGACTGGCGGTTGCTTTCTACTGTTGCGGCTGTCATGTCTTCCAGTCCGTCGGTATACTCGCGCACCGCTTCGCCTGCCTCTCCAAGCTCTACCCTTGCGCTGAACAAAGCATCTCTAAAGTAATACATCGACCCGGCTGCAATTAGGGCAATACCAACAGGCCCGCCAAGTAGGGCCATTGATGCGCTTGCACCCCTAGCAGCGCCGCCAAGAGCCAACATGCCAGCAGCTGCGGCAGTGGACGCACCCCCCATTCGGCCTAACGCTAACTGAACCCTAACTGCCTGAACTGCATTGAAAGCCATCGCGCCGCCGCTCACAGCCAAAGCCCCGGCAAACTTGCCCCCAACCACAATGGCAACCACTGCAGCCGCATCCGCAACGGTGTCAATGTTATCAGCAACCGCTAGCGACGCATCACGAAACGCACTCAAGCCATCCAATGCAGCCGGCGCAATAATCGCACCCACGGCTGAAGCGGCTTCGTCCGCTGCGTTTCTGACTAGCTGTAATTGGGCGCTGAATGATTCAGAAGCAATGGCGGCCTCCTTGTTCAGAGCTATGTTTGAGTCCCATTCGCGGTTTGCTTGGGACATCGCGTCGGCGAGTAAATCGGTACGGGTTGCTAGTGTGCCGAAAACCTCTTTTGCTTGACTGCCCTCTAGGCCCATTGCGGATAATGAGGCTGTAACATCGCCGTTGGCGGCGTGTATTTTCCCGAGGCCGTTTACAAAATCCTGAAAAACGCGGGCTGATTTTCCATTGAAGAAATCTTCACGCAAGGCGTCCCCAGTGCGTCCAGTGATCTGCCGCAGAAGCTCCATTTCCTCGCCGCCGTTTCGCAGCGCGTCATTGATTGCTTGGAAGGCAAAGCCAATCTGTGTGCCGCCGGACTCTGCCTGTACGCCTACCGCTTTTAACGCGGTGGATATGCCCAGCACTTGCGCTGCACTGACATCAAACTGAGAAGTTGACCGGGCTACGCGAGTCGCTACTTTCGCAATCTCGGATTCTGTCGCGGCAAAATTGTTACCTAGCTGGACAATAGTCGAACCTAGCCGGTCCACTTCGCTGATGGCGGTTCCAGAAACTGTAAGGATTCGTGTCAGGGATATGGCGGCCTGCTCTCCAGACAAGTCCGAGGCCAAGCCCAGCTTGCCGACAGTTTCCGTAAAGCGAAGGATATTTTCCGACCCTTCCACGCCAACCTGACCCGCACTCTTTGCAATGTCCAGTAACCTAGAGGCCGATACGGGAAGGTCGCGTGAAAGCTCTCTGACACTTTGGCCCAAGGCTGCCAGCTCAGCGCCCGCAATATTGGTGGTCTTGCCAACGGCAATCAGCCTGCGCTCAAACTGAGCAAAGGAATCGAGTGATCCTTTTATGGCCCCGGCTACAACAGCGGCAGCACCAAGCGAAACCAAAGCCGTGCCAAGTCTCTGAACCGTGGCTGTAGCACTGCGGCCTCGTCCGTCAAAGCGGTCAAGATCGCCAGTAGCACGACGAAGGCCGGAGCTGTCAATTCTAAAACCCAGACTCGCGAGATCCTCGATGGTAATTCTCCTTTACTTCGTTGCTTGTGCCGTCAATTCGGCTGATCTGTCTCTGCTGTCGATCAAGTGCGCTTGCATAGCCGCCAATGTTTCCTCGTTGCGCTCGATGTAGGGCACGTCGTCTGCAATGTCGCCTTGCTCGCTGCCTTTGTTTCGCCAATTGACATACGCCCTCGACATTTCCATAAGCATTTGAGCGTCCCAGCTAGAGAGCCATGATCCTGTTAGTCGGATGTAGCTCTCTATCTCTTGCCAGCTTGTCGGGCTTATGGACATACCTCCCTGACCAACTAGCCCTAACTCCTGCACTGCGCTTGCTAGGTACTCCAGCCCCCTGATTTCAGGGGTGCAAGTGTATGGGTGCCCTTCGCCGTACTGCTCAAACCGGTTGCGCTTGTCTTCTTTGCGCGCCCGCTGTGGTACTGAGTGCATCCATCCAATCTGCGAGGCCCAGAGCTTTAGTCGCTCTCGCCCGGTTGAGTAAAATTTTCCTGATTCATCACCCAGCGTAGGGCTTGCATACGAATATCTTTGTACTTGATAAACATATCAATCAACGCGGCCTCGTCAGCGCCTTCATAGCCGGGGATGTTCTCGGTTTCCAGCGTCATACGTGCAAACAAGTTAGCATCTTCGCGGGCAATTTCTTTTGCCGTGCGAGTGTCTTTCTTGCCGCTGTCCTTCATTGCCTTGCGCTGTAACGCTGTCCATGTGCCGGAGTCTGGGCCTTTGAGCTTGATGCGTAGGGGCTTGTCTGTGCTTTTGTCCGCATACGCCAAATCGCCATCAGTGCCGGGCTTGGTCAGGTGGAGCCACGAGCCGGTTTCAGATGCAGATTCGGTGTCGAACATTTGTAGAATATTGGATTCGTCTTTTGCGATCTTCATATCTCATGCCTTGCGATAAGCATCCGATTTAGGTTGACGGGCAGGCGGTGGATGAGGCCGCTTTTCGGTTGCCCTATCCCGTCAAAACTATTTAAGCTTAAGGGGACGCTACGCGAACAACGGGGGTGTTGATTTCTACCTGCACAGTCGATCCGACCATGCTGTTAGCACCGCCTGGCGCTTTGGTGTAGCTGAAAATGCGAGCGCTGTAATAGTCAGTTGAGCCGTCTTGATACTCAATTTTGACAGCGTGCTGAGCGTTCTTCGTCGCTCCCTCAACGCCAGCGGCCAGAATGATTTGGCCAGCGTCTTCGGAATCAAACTCAAGTCCCATAGACTGCGAGCCGTAATTGATAAAGCCTTTGAACTTTTCGGTGATGCCGGTGGCAAGGGGATTTGATTCGACTACTTGGACGTTGGGGCCATATTCGGGGAGATCGATCACTTCGCCAACTTCGACAAACGTCGTCATGGCTTCATAGCCAGCTTCGGTAAAGTTTGCGGGATCTTCTGCTGCTACGGATAGTTTTGTGCCTGTGCTCGTGAGCTTAGCCATACATTACCCCTTAT